TTATGATTACTTTATTAGAACCTAATATGAAAGTAGGGGCTGGAGCTGGGGCTGGAGCTGGGGCTGGAGCTGGAGCTGGGGCTGGAGCTGGAGCTGGGGCTGGAGCTGGAGCTGGGGCTGGAGCTGTTTTATCTTCCTCTTCCTCTGGATCTTGATTTAATACAAAATATGCTAAAACTAAGACTACTATTATAACCAATATACTGCTCATATTAAACCCACCAGAAGTTGCAGGTGGAGGGTAAAACACTGGAGGTGGATAACTCATAATACTATAGGATTAGAAAAAAAATTAATCTAATAAGTTTTTCAAGAATGTGTCACCAGCTTCTTGACCTTTTCTATAAAAATCTTCTTTTGTTTTATCATCTAGTTTCATAGTAGTTACTCCATCTATATTTCTACCTATATTGATAGCTATAGTATTCTCCCAATAACCTCTACCTATATGAGCTCTAGAATTCGTAGTCAACAACGTATTAAGAATACTCATCATGTAACTCATTATAGTGTTTGTTTTATCATCTCCTAAATATGGATCTGTTTCAGACTTTGAAGTATTATCATCTATAATTAGTATACCAAGAGTTTTATTAGAAACTGGCTTTGATAAATCAGGTACAACTAATTTTAGTCTTGAATTTGGCATAGTGTCTTCTTTGTCAAAGAAATACAAAGGATAATTATCTATGATCCCAGCATCTACTAGAGTATCTCCTTTATGAAATATGGGTTGAAATATCACTGGGACACAACAAGACCTTTCTATAGCAAATTTAACTTGCATGTTAGGATTACTAATGTGATGATAATAATACATTTCTCTTCTGTTTATACAAGCAGATGGTATAACAAGTATATTACCATATTTTTCATAAATTTCTTTAAAGGTTATATCACCATTCCCTGTCTTTTCTTCTAACATATTTTTAACGATAGTCTCCCTAAATACAGATGAATCATGTATCCCTCTCTTTGTTAAAAGTTTATAATAAGTATAAATAGAGCTATATTTAGTCTTAAATTTTTCTAAATCTACCATATCATAGTACTTTTTTAATTCTTCAGGTGAACATCCTATTGCTAACAAAGTAGCTACTATAGAACCAGAACTTACACCTAAGTATCTATTTATACCAGATAATTTGTCACATAATTGTTGAATAGCTCCTATGCTTGCATATCCTTTTGACCCACTACCTCCAACTACTAAGCTTTTATAATTCATTAGTATAACATCTAATTAGAAAATAATTATGGATAGAATAGATACACTGTTTCAATTTGTTGTATACTCTCTTTATATAAATGTTTCAATACACTTTACCATTTATAAATATATAAAATTTTATTCAAGTCTGTTTTAACAATTTAATGTAAGTCTGTTTTAACAATTTAATGTAAGTCTGGTTCTTCGTAAATAGTGATGTAAACATTACCATCTTCGTTCTTGTGTAAAATATCCACAGTATCGTCGTTTTTAATAAGATAACCGTCTTCTACAATCAAATAAATCTCTTTTTGAACTATATCATATATCATATCATATAAGTATCCACCCCTTGTTTCAGTTGAAAAAACACAAGAAACTGTTGCTATATTCCTATTAATTCTGATATGTAAAGGGAAAATGAAAAGAACATTCACTTTGTTAATGAATTGGTTAATACACCTAGAAACTCTACATTCTAAAGAATTCGACTCTATATATTCATTTGGAAAGATTCTCATTTGCTTTTAATAGTATATGAGAATTTAGTAATTAAATTTATGCGCACATGGATCCTACTGGAGCTTTCTTTGAAGACTTTTTGACACTAGTCTTCTTCGCTGAAGACTTCTTTGTTGAAGGCTTCTTCTTTACATCAGCACATGTTGTTGCTTTAGAGTTTAATACAATAGATGCGATAAAATTACCTTTCTTTGATTTACCAGATGCTATAACAGCTGTGTTACCATTTGGAAGCAAATAGTCTTTAAGTTTTAAATGAGACACGATGTTTACCTTCTTTTTTTCTGGGAATGAGTATGCTTGGAATGTCATATACAATACGCTGAGAAAAAAGTGATTTTTTTTCTTGAAGTTTATTACAAAAAGTCTCCAATGGATATTGAAACTATTTGGGACCAGGTCAAAAACCAACAAACTGATATCAAAAATGAACTAGAAATGATGAAAAATATAAAAAATATAAACTTAACAGAACAAAAAGATTGTTGTGAATTCAAGTATACAACAATGAATGAAGGATACGAAGTCTGTGATAACTGCGGTGTAGTGTCACAAACAAAAATATTAGAGGACAATGTTTATACATTCTCTAACGGTGAAAATAATATGTTTTTGAGAACTTTTAGCTCTTACTTGTTTCCAGTTAGTAGTAATTCTACTATGATAGCGGGACATTCTAATATAGCAAGACTAACTTCTTGGAATAGTATGCCTTATAATGAAAAGGTCCTTTGGGAAGTACAAAATGAAATAAAAGCAAAACTTGGTCTATTACTCTCTGATAAGATTATAACAGAGAGTCTTTTCCTTTTTAAACAACTTTATGAAAAAGCTAATAGCTTTAGAGGTAACAACAAAAAAGGCTTCGTTGCTGTATGTGTTTATATGGCATCATCAATGAATTACTCTCCTATTTCACCAAAAGAAATAGCTAATGCTTTAGGTGTAGAACTAAAAGCCGTGTATAAATGCATTCAAAAATACTCTGAAATCATGGGAGAATCCCGCTCTGTTAGCTCTGCTGATTTCTTGAACCATTTTTGTAATAAACTCGGCCTCGAATTCAAAATCCAGAAACGAGTCTTGAAAATACTAAGAGTGGTTGAAGACTGTGCTATTTTATCCAGTTCTACTCCTCAGAATATTTGCTTATCTGCTATTATATTCGTGTGTAAAGAGATGAAACTGGAATTTGATAATTTAGCAGTATGCGAAGAATTTGCCATCAGTCCATCAACCCTTGATAAACTAGTAACAACTATACAAAAAGAGAAAAAGTACATACTCCAAGAGTGCGTCAAAAATAAAAAATAAAAATAACTATGTAATATAAATCAATGTCAACAAAGATTGAAGATTTATCTGACACAGATAGTGATATTAGCTTCGAAGAAGAACGTAAACCTAAACGCCAAATTAGGAGAAAAAGAAAACAAGAAACAGAAGAGGAGGAAATTGAAGAAGAGTTTGAGAACTACAAGGTCTTAAAGTTTGTTTTACACAAGACAAAAGACCCTATTTTAGTTACTGTGATTATGATGTTCTTGACAAACAAGTTGTTGAAATCGGGTATTAACAGAATACCAGGAATTGAATCTGTAAGTGAAATAGTCAGTATAAATGTTATATTGTCTATATTAGCAGGTATCATCTTCTTTTTTACTCGTGAACTTTTTTAGATTTTTTTATTTGATTAATGTAAATGGGTGGGAGCTATCTAAAAATAAAAACCAGGGGACAACAAGATGAGTTCTTAACAACCAATCCTACTAAAAATTTCTTTATAAAAAGCTATGAAAGATATTCCGACTTTTCAGTCCAACGTGAAAAGGTTTACTTTACCGAAAACGTTGATTTTGGTAAGAGAATTACCTTAAATTTTCCAAAACAAGCAGACTTGTTACATAAGACTTACTTTTGTTTTACATTACCTGCTTTGACTTACACCAACGGTAGTTATGCTGGATGGACTAACAGTATAGGTCACTATATTATAGATACAATAGACTTGGAAATTGAAAACCAGTTAGTATCAAGATATTATGGTTTATATATGGAAATATGGGAAGAACTTAACGGGGAAAACCCCAATGAAAATCCACAGATAGGTAAATATGGAAATATTGAAACTCTCCAAAGCTCAGGGTTAACTCCTACTGATTACGTTGTTCCTTTACCTTTTTGGTTCTGTAAAGGTATTCATACTGCTTTACCTCTTGTATCTTTATTTTATCAAAACGTTAAACTAAACATTAGACTTAAACCTTTTAGTCAATGTGTTATATATGATGGTACATTGCCACCAAGTACTGTTAAAATAACAGATGCCTACATTTTAGCAGACTATATATTTTTAGACGAGGTAAACAGAATAAAAATGAAATCTATTGAAAAGGATATACTAATAGAACAAGTCCAGTACAAAGACTCTAGAGGGTCTGATAGCAGTAGTTCAAGCGGGGTATTCAAGACAGATTTACCTTTCAATCATCCAGTAAAGGAGTTACTATGGGTGTTTATAGAAGATTCTAGTTTATCTAACAATGATGGCTTTAATTTCAGTGTCAGAAATGCTGTTCCTTTTACAAAGGTAGTCAGTTTAATGAAAAACGCAAAGCTAGTTATTGATGGTAAAGACTATATTGACACTAAAAATGAGATTATATTTAGACTCGTAAATGAACACAAGAACAAGACTGATAGACACATATTTACTTTTTCATTATGTGAAGACCCTGAGCTATGGGAACCAACTGGTTCTCTTAATTTCAGCAGAATAGATAACCCAGAGTTACAAGGAGATATGAATACACCTACTCCATATAACAGCTGTTACGTCTTTGCTAGGAACCATAACTGGTTATCTATTTCAAATGGTCTATGTTCTTTGAAATTTATAACATAGTAAAACAAACTAGAAAATAAAAAAGTGATTTTTTTTCTTTTCAAGTATAACAAGATGATTTGCCAAGAGTGTTGCCAATTAAAAACATTAAACGTGAAATGCTACTGTGAAGATGGGGTAATATCAACTAAACACGTTGGTTATGTAGACGGGTGTGTCATATTTGATAATGGAATTAGATGTAAGAAAATAACAACAAATAACTGTGTATGTTTGGGACATAACAACAAACACACCGACGAAGATTTAGGATACTTGAAAAAACTATTCAACTAGTTATACAATATTGGCTTATTGTATAACATAAGCACGTAATGGTAGCTAATTTTAACGAGCTTGTAAAGTCTTCTGCGATGGTTGCTGGTAATTTTTCTAAAGAGTTTGATTTGTATTGTCTCTTCGAGTATTTACCTATTGAGGGTGATATAGTCCATATCACATTTGAAAAAAAGAAAAGAACAATCAGTGGAGTTGAACCTCACAAGACTTTTAAGAGTGGTGTATGTATCAAAATGAAAAATGGGTGTAACATCAAGATTTTCTCAAGTGGTGCGTTCTCTATCTCTGGTTGTGGTAGTATGGATATAGCTATGTCAGTAGGTAAAACAACACTCGAAAAACTACTAAAAATCATCAAAGAAATCAATTATAAAAAACAAATAACTTTAGGAAAATTCGGAGAGTTTTATACTCTTTATAATAAAAAAATATTAACAAAAATTGGAGAAATCTACACATTTGAAAACTTTGTTAAAAACAAAAAGGTTTTTATTAACAACAAGGAGTGTATCCCTTTCCATTTGATGAATGGAGTATACATCCAAAAAAACCATTTAGATAAAGTAAAAAAGCTTTATAACAATCTTGCTATCGAAATAGGCCAAGTTGAATACTTGATGAATAGGAAGAGTAAGAGTCTTTGTATAAAAGACTGTAAATACATAGTCAAACAAGAAAATCAAATGGAATACGATATTACAAAAAACAATTTTAAAATAGGAGTGTTAAAAATTACTGTTACAACTGACCCTGCTTTAGTAAAAATTGATGAAAAAACTGAATTAAACTTTCAAGTATGTGACCCTTCTACGGAAATAGGAGAGCTAAGATTTTCAAACAGCAACTGCCACACTTCTTATATAATTCCAAAAGGAGCCTTTATAAACAGACAGTTGATATCAGATTATTTGAAATCTAAAGACATTAATTGTGTATACGACCCTTGTTCTTATCCAGGTGTAAAGTTCAGTTATGGGAGTTCAAAAGTGACTATTTTCAGAACAGGGTCCATCATATTTTCATCAAAAGTTGACGTCAATATAGAAGTGTTTCCTTTCATTAAAAAAATGTTTTCAGAAATTGATATGGTGTCTCATGTGAGACAATCTGTCCCACAACCTGAAGAAACAAACGAAGAAGAAGAGATAGAGTTGTCAATCTGGGACATTTAGAGCTCTAAATATCAAGAAAATCTAATTTTACCAGTACTTCATATATCTCCATCATTACTCTACAATCTACAAGGTTGTACTTTGCGATTTCATCGAGGATTTTCTCGTCTTTAGTGTTCAAAAATTTTATATAACCAGTCATGGCTCCAAGCCCGTCGAAAAACAAACCACCGTCCCATTTACTGGAAATAAACCCTTCTTTTTCTAAACATCTGCTCACAGTTTTTAGCTTGTAATTCTCACAGTTTTTTATATATATATCACTCTGGACAAAATATTTGTGTAGGTCGAACCATTTGATTTCTTTACTTGGTTTAATACCAAACTCCTTTACTTTTTCATCAAAAATTCTTTTTTCAATCCCCGTCCAATGAAAAAGTTTAACCTCGCCTTGTAAATTTTGTAGATATTCTACCAGTTGTTTAAATATTACCCTCTCTTCTTTGATATCTCGAGCCATCAGAGATAACTGAGAATCTTTTGATACACAACCTATGTTAAAAAGGATACTTTTATTATTAGGCAAAGGAAACGTAGAAAAGTCATCATACACGCTTGTTAATATTTCGAAGTCTATAAAAATGTTATTTTGTGAGTTTGGAAGCTCTAGTTTGTTAAAATTTTCTATAACCTTGTTGCTTCTTTCTGGTACTTCTTGTGCTTTATATATCAACTTCTTAGCGTTATGCCATGGATGATCGCTATTATTCGACATATTTGGCTCGTGATACTTTAGATTTAAAAGGTGATTATCAGCCTCTAATTTTAGTTCTTCAAACGAGTATGGCATATTCACTAGATAATCAAAACTCTTGTATTTATCATACTTTCTACCTAGTACAAACGAATGGTCTATATCAAAACCACATTCAATTTTATGTAACCAATTTTTGAAATTGTAATATTTATGAGTAGTGGAAATACTACCATTTTTAAGTGTTTTTATACTAGAATACTCAATGGTGAATAAGCTATACTTATTACCTTTAAAGTTGTCGTGATTGTTAAAGTATTTATACAAGTATTTTGTCTTCATAACAAAGGCATCCTTGTCGATCTTAATCATATTATCTTGAAGTTCTTCAAATATACGATTACAAAATATTTTTTTATTTTTTTTAATGTAATTATCAAGGAGCAACTCATCATCAAAACCGATGAGCTGATGGTCCATTTTATATTCAGTCTGAGTATATAACAAGTCTAAAATAGGGTCTTTGTTGATGAAATTCCTATATTTATAAGCAGTAGTCATTATACTATTTAAAAATATTACATTCAAGTCATTTTACTTCTTCATCTGTTCCATTAACTTGATCCCGTTCTTTTGGATAAAAGCTCTATACTCACTTTGTGTTTTTAGGTTGTTATCTTTCATAATCTTTTCGTCAATAGAGCAAGAAGGTCTATATTCTGTTATTGCGTCGCTTGTCCCGATGTAAAATGGCATATAGTATTGTCTTAGAAAAAAATTAAAACCATCGTTTATCAAGTCTTGATTTCAACTCTTTCATTTCTTTTTCCAACATCTGATTTTTGATAGCTAACAAGTCATTATCATACTTGTTTTGGGTCCTAGTGAGTAAATTTTCTTTATGGTTGACTTCATTATTTACTTCCATCATACTTTTAGTAACATACATATGATATGCTCCGAAGGTTATAGCACCTAAAGCTCCCTGAGCACAAGTTTTGACAGTTTCCATACTTATCATATACATTAACTAATTATAATAATTTCTATTCAAGGCCATTTTATGAACTGGATCCATATTTCATTATCGTTTATTCTCTTATCTTGACTGATGTTATAGTAGCTAAATATACATCTTCTGAAATATTCAAAGTCAATTTCTAGATTATGGTTTTCACGATACCAAGACTTGAAGAGTTCATATAGAGTGTTAGCTGGTAGCATATCATCATATTTTGATTCTACAGTGATAGAGTCTATATATTTGATGACAATCTTTGTTGTAGTTATCCATTATTTGTTCACTTTTAGCTAACAATTTAGTTTGTTTGTCTTTAATTTGTATGTTGTTTTCAATGCTATTCTTGATAACAGACATAGTGATGCTCTCTAACTTTAAGAAATACTTACGAATTTCTCCTGCTTTCTCAGTTCCAACAATCATACATAAACACTTGAAAGAATAAGAAAATAAATTAAATTTGTAAATAAAACTAATTGCGGATAAACTAATGTGGCTGTGCTGTATTGCGGATAAACTAATGTGGCTGTGCTAAAGATGGTAAAGGTGTTAGTAAATATACATTTTCGGCTATAGTTTTTTACCCTTTTTTTTTCAAAAAAATAAGAAACTGTAGAAAACTGTAGAAACTGTAGAAAACTGTAAGAAATCTGTAAGAAACTGTAGCTGAAACAAGATTTTTACCCTTTTTTTAGACCTATAGAGTTGGAAAACTTTTATGGGAGGTGTTCAAAACCCTTAAATCCATATACCTAAAACTTTTAAAAATACTCATATTATAAAAAAGAGGGTAAAAAGTGGGTTTCGGCTATAGTTTTTTACCCTTTTTTTTGAACGAATTAGACTTTTTTCTAAAATTATCCATATTGTTATTTTTGGTAATTGTTTAAGTATCAAAAATAACGAAAAAATACTAAAATAAAATAAATTCGTTTTTTGTAAAAATATTTATTTTATTTGTATATTGTATAATGTTGGTAGATATTGAAAAAAAAGAAGCTTATGAAAAAGTTTTATTTTTATGTAAACAGTATGAAAAAGATTTCCCACTTTTCAAAGAAATATTGAAAAAACTCAAAAAAATAGAAACTGAAAAAATGAAAGAAATGAAGAAAAACGAGAAAAAACTCAAAAAAATAGAAACTGAAAAAATGAAAGAAATGAAGAAAAACGAGAAAAAACTCAAAAAAATAGAAACTGAAAAAATGAAAGAAATGAAGAAAAACGAGAAAAAACTCAAAAAAATAGAAACTGAAAAAATGAAAGAAATGAAGAAAAACGAGAAAAAACTCAAAAAAATAGAAACTGAAAAAATGAAAAAACTCAAAAAAATAGAAACTGAAAAAATGAAGAAAAACGAGAAAAAACTCAAAAAAATAGAAACTGAAAAAATGAAGAAAAATGATAAATTAACCGTAATTGGTAAAAAAAGAATTTTGACAAAAATATTAAAAAATGAAGAAAGAACTTTATTTGAATGCTATAATGATATAAAACACTTATTGTCAAAAAGACATTGTATTAATGGTATCTGTAAATATTTCAACTTTGATATTGAAAATGGTTTAAAAAGTCTCGAGGAGGCTTATTTTATGAAAGATTTGTATCTTTATGATAGTGAAGGTTCCGGGTTTGAATTTACTCATAATAAAGTTCATAAAACTTTATTCAAACAAAAGAACAAACAGAAGATTTTAGAAGCAAAATATGTATTATATGAAAAAGCTTTCAAGGTCATACAAACAATACAGGAAGGGATAATCTGGTTTATGTGTAAAAATGACCCTAAAAGTGTAGTTAACAAATTCTTAGAATTTACTATAGATAATGGTAGCAAGAACAATAATATAAACACTTTAGAACAGGTTTACTACTACAACGAGGATAATTTTATCAGTATTAAAACACCACACAGTAATTATGAATTCTTAAAAAATATAACTTGTAAGTCTAACCTTTTGTTTAACAGAACCATTGAAGATGTAATGGTTTACCTAACAAATACTGATTTAGATTTTGGGTTACGAATTCCTTATTTTAACGTAAGAGCGATGGATTACGATAGTAAATACAAGAGTGAATACTTATATATTCCTTCTAAAGATCCTAAAAAACAATTAAAAGAAATGTGGTGGGTATGGTCCGAAGAATGTGTTGGAAGTTGTATAAAAGATTTAGAATTTATTACATTTACAGCTGATTATAAATATCAGTTGTATAATGATAAGAGATTCGATAGGAGTATTGTAGATTTTGAGAAATTTAATGAGGATATTATAAACAATGTAGACTTTGAAGTTAATGTTAGCGACTCTGGAGTGTCTGATAGTGAAACACTTAAAGATATTAAGATAACATCGGAGATTATGGAAAAATTAATGGATGATATTGATAAACTAAAACCAGGAAGCGATGAAAGAGAAATGAAAATGACACAATATGAGAATTTATCTAATGATTTTAGTATACTTATGTTAGAACAACAGTCTAATCTTCTGCAAAAACAATCTCAGGGTTAACTTGTTCGTCAATAGGTTCTACTATCGTTACTTTTTTCTTGTACTTTCGCTTTTTTTGAACAGGTTCTTCAACTTCTTGTTTTACTTGGATCTCATCTTCTTGGAGTTCTTCCATTTCTATGATAGGTTCAAGATCTTTGATGTGACTGTGATTGTGTTGCTCTTCTTGTGTCATAATATGAGTTTGACGCATGATGTTTTCTAGATGACGCTCTAATTCTTCATCCTCTACTTCGTCGTCATACTCTATGTCACCAATTGGTTCTTCTCCTTTGAAGAAGAGTTCTCCCGATTCCTTTGGGGAGTTGACTTGGGACTTGAGAAAAACTAGGTCTTTATATAAAGAGTAAACGAAGTAACCGACGACTATGAGCAAAAGCACACCAACGACGCCGATGATTTTAATATCAAGAGTAGCTAGCATTATGTAGTTACTATTGATTTTATTTATTCAAGTTAAACGAACTCTTAAATCAAGAGTTTCTGCATAAAGTATGTTTTTTCTGTTCCAGTTCTCTTTCCATAGTATATTTTTATTCAAATTAACAAATGTTTTAATTTGAATAAGATATTGTTAAATTTAAGCGAATACGACAGCTCCAGTGTTATTTGTAACAATCCACCCGATTCCAGAAATCCAGATGAGTTCAACACTGTCTTTAACGTCTGCAAATGTGGCAGTAGTTCCGAGACTAAATGTTCCTGTGATGACGAGGTCACCTCCGTCGACTGACAAAATTAACATGACCCGTTGACCTTCTACACCACTTGGGAGGGTTGCAGTACATGCCGCAGTTGTTGTAATAACAAAGATGCTTTTTTGGATGATATTAAGGGATCCCAAAGCAGTTCCTGATAATCTTTCTACTGGTAATGACATAATGTTATATAATACTATTAGAAAAAAAAATTATGATTACTTGATATATTCAAGTTAACAGTTGCTTTTTGGTCTACTCTGAGGTCCAAAAAATACCTTTGGAAACAATAAAACAATAATTATACTCAGTAAACTAGTAGTGTAAATACTTTCAGTTTTCAAGTAAAGTGCTGAAAAAAGGATAACCTTTTTGACAAGATTCTTGCTTAAGAGATCCTGGTGGTCCTCGACTATTTCCTGGGTTATGTTATATAACCCAAATATTGATAGTGAAAGTAGAGCCACAAAAACAGGACTATCTTTTGGAAATTTATCTGCGTTTGTCAATAGCATTTAGTATTAACTAAGATTTTTATTTTTTGGACGTCCTCTAGGCTTCTTTACGTTGATTGTCTTGGTCTCTTCTTCTTTGATTTTTATAGAGTCTTCTGATACTACAGATATACCGTCTTCATCTATATCTACTTCATTTAAACGTCTCATCAAATCATCGGTATCTATACTAGTAGGACCGGACATCTCTCGTTGTCTGGGAGGTGGTGCTTTACCTTTAAGCATTTTCTTTTGTAAACTGAACATAAACGCTGAACCAGCCAACATACTAATAAGTTTGATTTCAGGTGAAACTCCTACAGTAGAGTAGTATTTTTCATACAATTCTTCAAATACGCTGTCGTATGTCTCGATATTCCCCATTACATTTCTACTCCAACCACCGAGTTCTGCTCCAAAATTATAGTTATCATCTGCCATTTCAATCGTAGAAACGCAGAACATAAGACCTTGTCTACAGTAATCTATGGCCGAATCCATCGACTCTTCTTTTTTGATGCGGAAAACCTCTCCTCTTATTTCATCTAATGAATGTTCCATAGAAAACCTTCGTGATAAAACACTTCCCTTTTTCTCAAGACGTTTCAACTGAGACAACAAATATGACTTTTCTTGTTGTATTTCTTCATAGCTTTTTTGAGGTTCTTGTGGTGAATCTTGATTCAAGTTGCTATTAAAAGGGTCTCTTTCTTCATAGTCCAAGTCTTCCTCTTCTTCGCTATCCTCTTCGTCGACTGCTGGTGGTGGAGTATCTACAAGAAAATCCATACCTAGTTCATCGTTACCTTCTGTGTTTTTAGTTGGGTCAATCTTAAAAGGGTCTCTACTGATGTTGATATTATCATCACCAAAACCAGATATATCTGTTTTAACCTGTCTAGTGTCAGACGCTCGTTCAATGTTAAAACTCATTATAATATTTCATAATATTATTTATTCAAGTTAAAAACGAACTCTACTACTTGAAAGGAATAAACATTATAAACTATATGACTGACCCTAAGAAGCCAGTCAAGAAACAAGGGCGAAAAAAGACAGAGGACTACTACAAAACAAAGAAACCAGACTCTGTTGATTTAACAGACTGTGTCATTTTTCTACCTATTAAGTTATCAGACATAAATCACGATCTGAATCTGGATATGCAGATCGAAATTATAAAAGATTGTCAGGAAATACAAGGCTATTTACCAGAACAAAGCACTAGTTACAGCAATATAGAAATACAAAAACCTGGTGATTATAACGATACAGACCAAGTTTTTTCTGACTCAACTAAAGAAGTATATAACATAGAACTCAAAGAAAAGAAGTATAAGATTGTCTGTTGGTGGTGTTGTCACCAATTCGAAGGAGAACCTATACATTGTCCTGTATCATTGAAACGAGACATCTACAAAGTTAAAGGCTATTTCTGTTCTTTTAGCTGTTGTTATACTTATGTTAAAAGCGAACAGAACCAGTCTAGATACTCTTATCTTGTCAACTACATGTTCAAGGATATGACAGGTAAAAAAGGAACTATAATAGATAACGTAAAACCAGCACCACCCAGAGAAACCTTGAAAATTTTCGGTGGATTTCTTGATATAACCGAATTTAGACAAACAAATGATAAATTTGTCATTAAACCCTGCGTTCTATCATATGAACCTACTCAAATAGAAATGGTTAAACACAGGACAATAGCTCCTAAGATTTTTAAGGTGTTACAGCCTTCAAAGGAGAAGCAAAAAGTTGTATTAGCTCCAAATTCACTTGGTAAGATACTAGGTATCAAAGAATGTAGTTAAAAATACACGTTTGCCAAATTGAGAAAATTATCAAACATATCTTTTACTAATCCAGCCTCGTAATAGCTTTCAAAAACGATGTAATTATCAGTAAAGTTATACATTTTTTTACAACACAGCTCCAAGTTATAGTTTACAACATCAAGAATAGTAGTGTTTTTAGGAGTATATACATACTTTTCTGTTTGTATATAAGTTTGTGGGATTTCAGAGTCCCAAATGAAGTGGAGATTAGTGGTTTTGTTCCTATTGTTCTTGTTTCTTATAACTTTGATACCATTACCACCACGAGATTTTCCACACACATGAAGTGGTTGAGTTATGTCTTGTAAAAAGTGAAGTAAAAACTTTAGTTTTTCTTTTCTATTTGCGTTATAGAACATACTACCATCTTCGTATCTTAAGTTGTCTATAGCTTTATATACACATCCGGATTTAGGACAAGGTAGTTCTTTAGTTTTACAAACATCTTCTATATCTCCGTAGTGATAAGGTTTTGTGTAACTAAATTTCTTACTATTTTTAACTTTATCAGCCCATACTGAAGCAGAACCAACGTCTTCAAAAGTATATGAATTACTGTAGTAATTCATTACCAAATCTTCTTCGTTTAATATATTCACGATGTTATTATACTTATTTGGTTCTAAATGAACTTTTAACAGGTTACCAAGATGACGATGAACTACCCAGTTAAAACCATAACAGTAATCAATAAGCAAGTATATCAAAAGCATTTGTAGTTAACTAACAAAATAAAATCACTTTTTATTTCTAAGTATATAATAAAAGATGAAAACTTTCATAAGAAGGCAGGGTAATAAAACCAGACATCTCAAACATATCATACCACTTATACCTGAATTTTCAGGAACATATTATGAACCATTTTTAGGAACAGGGGCAGTATATCTCAATATATTACCAGATAAGGCTGTTTTAAACGATATAAATAGTGACATAATCAATATCTGGAAACTTGTCAAAAACAAACCATCGTATATTATAAACGAAATCACAAGCTTTAAAAAGAAAATATTAATACTTGATAATTCTGAAAAACTCTCTCTTTTTAAAAGAATAATATCTAAAATGGATACATATATCGGAGATAAAAGAACTATAAATTATTTATTAATGATGTGCTGTAGTTTTAGTGGTAATATTATTTTAAATAATAGATGGTATATAGGAGGTTTAAACTTTGACTTATATAAGAATAACAAATGTCATATTTTTACACAAAGTTATACTAAAAAATTATTATATCTAAACGATGTTTTAAAAAAATCTACAATAGAAAATAAGGATTATAAATCAATTTTCAAAGAAACTGAAAAAGGAGATTTCGTATTCATAGACCCTCCTTATATAGAACAAAGAACATATGCTTTTGATTACAATAAATATGAAATATTTAGACCAGAAGAACTTAAAAAAGAAGTCCAAAAACTGGATAAAAAGCAAGTAAAATGGATGATGACTCAAATAGACACTGTTCAAATTAGAACCCTATTTAAAGGATACAATTTTAATGAATACTCATCAAAGACCACATTTAATGGTAAATCTAATGTGAAAAAAGAATTGATAATAACAAACTATTAGACAACGTTAAAGTCCTAACCAAATCAATGGCTAGGACTTTAAACTTTTTTGGATTTTATTTGTTGATTTACAAGCTGTTGTAGTATTGGAGAGCTTCCTGTCTTATGTAATGATGGGTTTCATTTTTACCAAAAACACTTACCCATCCATGATGTCTTAAAGACGTCAATGAACCTGTTGGTGCTTCTCCTATTTTAGATTTTATAACAGATGTTTCCATTCTACCATTTTCTTCTATCATTTCTCTGAATAATTTTGCTATATCAGTCTGGTTAACTTCATTTTTCCATCTTCTTACAAATCTTTTCATCTTGTCCTCGTCTGTTTCTAAAGCTGTGTTGCTTCCAGATGAAGTAGTAGTGTTAGAGTATTCCAAGTTTACCTGTTTTAGAGCTGGTCTATCAAGTGGTCTTTTTATTCTTGTTACATTTTCACAACCAGAGAGTATAGAGCAGATTGTCCTGTCTTGGTTCTCTTCAGTATCTAAAGACTCCCATACTTTGTTTTGGTTAGAGATATAACCAGAGTAATCTCCATAGACTTTGTCGGAACAATAGACTACTCTTCTTGATAAATCAGACCTAGCAGTTCCACAAATTCTTCCAAATCTCTGAGCTATACCAACTATATGACTTCTCTCGGAACTAGTATAAAACATTACAGTCGCAGCTATAGGATTTTCTCCAGTTGATACAAATGAGATACCTCTGTTCATAATATTGTAACCAACCACTACTAAAGGCATTCCAGAATATCTGTTTTTAATTTTTTCCAACACATCACATACTGCTTCACTTCTTGGGTAGCATCTTATAAAGTCACCATTTACAAAAATGGAAGAACCCATCATATTGTGACAGCAAGTTACACAGTTGTTTTGTCTTGAGATTGACAAAGCTTTTCTTGACTGGTCTGTGTTTTTCTTATCAACACAGTAGAGAATGAACTCTCCATTGTTTAGGCTTCTGATGCGTTCAATTTCAACACTTAAAAGCTCTTCGTTTTCATCGTCTTCATCATATTCCCAAGAGACGTGTTCTGTTACTCCAGTATAAGAGTTATCTCTTGGGAGAACAAAAATGTCTTTGCCTTCAATTCTTGAGATGTTGCTACAGTTTTCAGGAGTAGCAGACACCCAAAATCTTTTAACTGGAATGTTTGAATTTTCAAGAATTCTAAAAGTTTGAATCCAAGTTCTGTGAGACACAGCCACTTCTTTGTTTGCTATGTCTTCAACTGTATCAGCTTTGTTAAGAGTGTCAGCTTCGTCGTGAAACATTACGTGTTTAACAACTGTTGAGTTTGTTTGAACTATAAGTAGAAATTTTTGTAGTCTTTGGATAGCAAAGACATTGTTAATCATTGTCAAAACCACTGATTTACCAGAGTTTAGATGGTCGCAGACAGTGTGAGGATTTGCTCCTTTTAAAGTGTAACTTAGAACATCGTTTTGTTCCAGTCTACTGTTAAGTTGAGCAAGTTGTGCTAAACTGTTGTCACAGCTAATCACAATCAAAGTGGCTTCGTTTTCAATTTTTTTGCATGCTCTTATTATATATTTTGTTTTTCCCATTTGAGTCGGACTCGTGATGATGGTGTTTTTTACTAGTTGGACTTCCATTTGGACTGGTTCTTCTTCTCGGTTGATGATGTCAACAATCTTATCAGCTTCTTCGTTTAGTACTCTTTCGTTTGTTTCTTCAATTTCAATTTGAATTTGATTTCTTTCAAGTTCAAGTTGGTTTAATCTCAATTGAAGTTGATTAATTTCATTGTTAATATTTCTTACGGCTTGGGTCATTTTGTTAATGTTTTGTTCATCTAAATAGCGGAGAAAAAATCACTTTTTTATAAGTTCGTAAAAAGTGACAGTTTTTTATAGTAAGTACAACTAATGGGAGATTATGTTTTAGGTATAGACGTTGGTATCAAGACTTTAAGCTTATGTATACTATCAAAAGACAAGATAGAACTCTGGGGTGTTTATAACACTATAACACCGGACCAATTATTATGCGAGACTTGTGGAAGAAAAGCTAAATATAAAGCAGGTTTTTGTGGCTCGCACTTTAAAGGAGAAAAGATTAAGAAGAATGAAATAAAAAAGACAAAGGTCAAGTCTTTTAGTCTTCAAGAGATATGTAGTAAGGTTTTGCTGTTAATTAATAGACTATTAGAAGAAGACTATGAAAAATTTATAAAAGTTAAAAAGGTAATTATAGAATTGCAACCACGATTTAATCCCAAGATGTGTTTTGTTAGTAATGTATTGTTCTCTAAATTTTGCGATTTTTATACAAATTCGGATGTCAAAATAAAATTTGAAAAAGCTAGTGTAAAGCTTAAAAAATTCACAGGAGATAAAGGAGATTATATAAAGAATACATATAAAAACAGAAAGCTAAAGTCAATAGAATATGTAACTAATACTCTTACAGAATATTACTCAGAAGAAATGCTGGTTTTCTTTAATGATTTAGGTAAGGCTGATGATGCATCTGATAGTTTTCTCCTGGCTTACAACAACTGTTGAAACTCGCTAAACAACTGAACTTCTGTTTTACCTACGTTTCTAATGTAAAACTCATCCAGGTTTTCCTTGAACCTTCCTTTGGAAAATAAAAACAATTGTTTTAATATACCTGGGTGATTTTTACCCAACCAATACATAAAAAATCCAGCTTCTGCTCCATAATCTTCAGTTGGTCTACTTTTGTTAGATTTCTTTAAAAACATTTTGCTTTTCATATAATAACCTGAGGAAAACCTAACATATTCACAAAGATTTTCTTCAATTCTTAACATCTCTTCTGTTGGTTTATTTGGTCCTATCCTTTTCTCCATCAGAAAGTGAGAGCATTCATGTATAAAAAGTCCTATATAATACATATCAAAGTCAAATTGGTTGGTTTGACCATACATTCCCTTTATAAAACCATAATTCATAGTCAGAGTATTATCTCTTCTGTCAAATGTCCCACCAGCATATTTACCACTTTCTGGTACATTTTCTGGGTTAATAACTCTTACATTAATGACGTATAATATTTTATTATATATGTTGTCACCGTTGATTCTCTCTGAAGCTTTCTTTAAAGCAAAATTCATAAGTTTGACAGTGTCATACCTATCATTTAACATTTTTATAAAATCATCAGTATATTGATTATCTAATGCAATCTTGATAGGATAAGAGTTGATGGATAAATTATTCCAAATCTTTTCATCTTTTTTAAGAAGAGTCAGGTAATCCTCTTTAGGATCTACGTCTATATATCTCTTGTTTATACTCTTTGGTATCAGAACTCCAGTGTTAGACTTTTCAAATAAACCTACAAATACTAGAACAAATAGTAGGGTAACCATTATACTTACAAAACCTAAAGCAATTATTTTATCAGTGTTTAAAACAATCATATTATCATTACTCAATAAAAAAATATTGAGTAATGATACAATGGATATCAATTACCCTTATTCTATAGGCACTGGAGTATTTATGATTGTGTCATTTTTGATTACATTTTTAGTGTTGTTTTTTACAACAAATATGTTTAAAGATGACCCTATAAAGAATATAGACCTTCCTTCTTTTGGTTCAGAGGAATGACTTGAATAAATAAAAAGAATACATATCAATGGAAATCTGCGACAAGGTAAAAAAACTTATGGCTAAACCCATGCCGGTCCAACGTTCTCAAGAATGGTTTGAAGCAAGGCGACACAAAGTAACAGCGTCAGCTGCAGCTAGTCTTTTAAACAAAGACAAAGCTTCTTGCGAGAGCTATGTAAAAGAATATGGTCTGGAAGATACTTTTAACTACGATGGAAAGTGTTGTAACAGTTATACTACATTTGAGCAATTTAAAATGGATAAGGCTATTCAACCAGAATTTAAGACAAACGTAGCATGCGCCTGGGGTGTGAAGTATGAGCAATGCGCCACTGATATTTATATGTTGATGAAAAATACAATAGTTATAGAATTTGGTTTATTAGCACACGATACTATTAACTGGTTGGCGGCGTCTCCTGATGGTATAACTGTAGATGGAACTATGTTGGAAATCAAGTGTCCTTTTCGTAGAAAAATCACAGGTATTCCATTATTTGTTTACTGGAACCAATGTCAGCTTCAGTTAGAAGTATGTGACCTTGAAGTATGTGATTTCTTTGAAGTTGAGCTAGTAGAAGTAGCAACTATAACCGAGTTGATAGACGATAGCTTATCAGAAAAGGTTCCTGAATACAAAGGATGTTTAGTACAAATTGAAACCATTCCAGATGACTTGGATAAAAGAACATTTCTTTATCCAGATAGAAATTTAATAAACAAACCTTTGGAGTTGGCAAAATGGGCCGATGATGCTACTATGAAAAGTATAGAGTCAAAGAGTTTAGAGGTGATATCACAGACAGAAAATCTTGTAACCTGTAGAGACTCTAGGTATAAAAAATACAACTTTAGAACTGTATACTGGAAAACACAGACTATCTCCTGTGTTCCTATAAAAAGAGACAGAAATTGGATGACATCTGTAGCTCCTATAATGAAAGAAAAATGGGACGAAATTATGAAGTTCAAGGATAATTATGTGCCAGGTGAGGTTATCAAGATTGAAAATTATGATTGTTTATTTTAGTTTATTTTGTAAGCATATTGTATATATGTCTACAAAAAAATCACTTAAGATTGATGATTCTTGTATCAAAATAAGAGCTGTTGGAGCTATTGCTAATTCAAATAAAGACTTGAAAACTAAAGTAAAATTACTAGGCGTTTATGTATCAGAATTGAAAGATATTAAAGTTTCTGACGAACCTAAATTTGAAGAAGAGTTTATAGTTCTCAAAATGGTAACAGAATGGGTTAAAAAAGAAGGAGTAAAATGTAACAAATTCTTTGATAAAATTGGAATAAAGAAGGGTGATAGAAGAATTTATATGGACGAGGTCTTGGGTTTTCATCACACGTTAGACAAACTTCAGTAGTCAAAGTAAATTTTTTATTAATACAATTTTTAACTTGTAGTTGTATTTTTCTACGTTGTTAAACAGTTTGTATACTAGGTTTAGTCTATACCCTAAATCCATAACTTTATCAAGGGGTGATATAACACCAGGTTTATCATTTCTAAAGGTTTTGAAAAAAGCATAGAAATCTCTATATACTCCATGAGAGAATGGTATATTTTTCATATTGTCTTCTGCTCCAGGTGGGAGATAAGGGGCTGTATATGTAATTTGACTTATTTTACCCTTGTTTTTAGAGTAAACTGCTCCTCCAAAGTCTATTATTTTTAGACTTCCTTCTTCTGTTACCATTACATTTTCAGGTTTTATATCAAAGTGAACTACTCCTAATTTATGAATATAACGAAGTCCTTCTATCATCTGCCCTATAAACTTGAACGTGTTAGTCTTTAAGGTATCTAGTCTATATTTACTACGGTAGTAATCAAACATGTCACACCCTTCGATGTACTCTGTTATGATATATACTTCGCTTTGGGATTTTATACTATTAAAGTGGCACAACACGTGTTCCAAAGAGCATTGCCGTTGAAGTTTCTTGAGAATATAAGCCTCTTTCATTACCTCTATATCTTTGACATATTTTTTAAATATAGACTTGACTACTATCTTTTTATCTCCTTTTTTCATTAAAAAAGTTCTACCAAATGAACCCTCACCTAACATCTTTTGACATTTATAACCTTTTAAGTTATTTTTTAAAAAACTAGAAGCATTAATCGCTCTACATGCGTTCATTTATATTCTGACTAGAAAAAAATTCGTTTTTATCCAGATTTTTTATTCCTGACTTAATTTACATGTCAGGAATAAAAGAAATCATCAAGAACTATATCGATATAGACGACCAAATCAAAGTATTAAACAAGCAAATGGCTCCATTAAAGCAAGCTAAAACCTCTCTAGGGCTACAAATTGAAGAGTTTCTTTGTTCTAATGCTGATAAACCTAATTCTATTTTAGAAGTTGGTAACGATATATTCAAGGTAGTAAAGGTTAATAAAAAGCAAATAAGCAAAGACAGAATCGAAGACGTAATCAAGTCATCTGTAGATGAAAAGGTAGCTTCTAGTATTATGGAAGAACTGACAGAAACTAAAGAAAGCTCTTTTCTAAGAAGAACTACAAAGAAATAATTTTTTTATTGGTATTATTCATATGAATATATTCGAGAAACATTTCGGGAAAGACGAGTATAACAAACTACTATTTGAGATTTTATATATGACTTCTTCAAATGATGTAAATGACTTGAAAGAGTTATGCTCTAAAAATCCAGAACAGTGTCGTAAAAAGAGACCAGATTTATGTAAGAAAATATTAACACATCTTGGATATAAATGTAGTTCAGGTGAAGATTTTTGTAAAATTTACGTAGAGTTATCTACATTTTTTGTAAAAAAGAAAAACACAAGTTTCATCCCAAAAAAAGCATCTATGACTGAAACTGTTCTAAAAAACATAAGTAAAAAAGCTTCAGATGACCTGAAAAGTTTTATGATTAAAAATGGTTTTATTCTATTTCAAAAATCTGTCACCAGAAGAAGTTCAACATTAAAGCTTATTTAACAGACATTTTTCCTTTATAATCTTTTCTAATACTCTTTCTTATGAAATTTTCTAATACAGAATCACGTTTTTTATCTACAATAATAGGTAGACTAAAAATCTCTTCTATACTATCAGCTTTCTTGATACTCTCAGCTTTCTTGATACTCTCAGCTTTCTTGATACTAACGCTGTCAGCTTTCTTGATACTAACGCTGTCAGCTTTCTTTTTAATTGGTTCTGGTACGTAAACTACAAGTGTTTTTTCCTTTTTTGTCATAGCATTCTTATGTAATTCTATCTCATTTTGACTGATTTTGATAGCATCTTGATGCTTTTTTATCAAAGCTCTGTGATGTTTAATAGCATCTATATGCTCTTTTAGTTCTGGGTGTGTTAACATACTATAATATACTTGAAGAAATAAATAAATTTCTCTGTATATGTTATACTATGCCATACTACCCTTGGTTTTTGGATAATAATTTTTCAAAGGCTTTACTGTCAAAAAAAGAGATTAACTCTTATAAACTCACAGAAAACAAATTAAAAGAAACTTGTCTAGAAGACTACCAGTATTTAGTTAGTAATTACATTAACCCAGCTAGTCCATATACAAGTCTACTTTTGTATATGGCTACAGGAACTGGGAAAACTTTTGCATCTATAAGCATAGCTGAAAACTTTATCAGAAACGACAAATCTAAAAAGATTTTGGTAATAACAAAGAGTAGAACTCTTATTTCAAATTTTATATCAGATTTGATAAATATATGCTCTCCTTATGCTTCAAAAGAAGAGTTAAAGATTATGAACGACAAAAACAACGAAAATTCATCAAAAATTGAAAAGTTAATAAAGTCTAGAATCAATAAGCATTATACTTTCATTACTTATAACTTTTTAAAAGAAAAACAAGTAGATTTTACAGACAAAGTGGTTATAATAGATGAAGTTCATAATTTATTGGGGAATACTGGTTATGATTCAGTAATGAAAGCTATAAAGAGTTCCAAGAAATATAGGCTCGTATTACTAAGCGCAACACCAGTATACGACAATATATCTGATATATTTCAACTTAGTAACATATTAAACGGTAAGTATAACCAATTCCCAAGAGACTTGGGAGAAAAAGGTTATACCAATTTAGTACACAATAGTAGTATAGACAATGATATATACAAAAATGAAATAGTATCGTTAACAGAAAAAGGAAAAGAAGAATTGATACAGAAATTGACTGGTAAAATCGTATATCTAAAGGTAAGTATTAAAGATTTCCCATCTGTTAGTTATCCAAGGTCAGTCCAAAAAATTAACAATAAAGTGTTACCAATTCCTGTAATACCTTGTTATATGTCTGGTATACAGGAAAAGTATTACTTGGAGGCTTCAAAACTGAAAATTAATTCTTTAAGTGGTAATCTAGAGTCTATGAGTAGTATTATATATCCTGACTCTGATGGTATGAAATATTTTGGAAAAGCTGGTATGGACTTATACATAAAAGGTAATAAAAACTCAGACTTTTTACTGGAAAAAAACATAGAACAACATTCTACAAAATTATATAACTTGTTACAAAATATAAAGTTATCAAAAGGAAAGATTTACATACATTCCAATAGTATAACAAACGATGGTGCTCCTTTAATATACAAGTTTTTAAAGAAAAACGGCTATTCAAAAATCGCTGTTTTAACAAGTGAAACTACAGCTGAAAAAATATCAAAAACTATAAAAGACTTCAACTCTACTAGCAATAACAGAGGAGATATCATTAATATAATCATAGGTAGTGGTATTATATCAGAAGGAATCACTCTTAAAAGTGTCAGACAAGTTCACATATATGAACCACAATGGAATTATTCAAGCATAGACCAAATCACTGGAAGAGCTATAAGAAAATCTTCGCATTCTTCTTTACCTCTAGCTGACAGAACAGTTGAACTATTTCTTTATTGTGCTATTTCTTCTGACATAGCAAGGTCTGTTGATTTTTCAAAATATTACCTCAGTAGCCTAAAAGACCTCGAAATCAAAAAAATAGAAAGGTTTTTGGCTAAATCTAGTTTTAGCTGTCCTTTAACTAAAAGCAGAAATATTGTAAAAAATGGCGTAGATTATTCAAGAGAATGTGACTATTCAACTTGTGAATACACTTGCGACAACGACCCTGTTATAGGAAATATTGACGATTCAACATATAACGTATACCTACATAACAAAGAATTATACAATGAAGTATTTCCTAAAATAATTAGCATCTTTAAAAAAACTAACAGTATCAGTTTAAAAGACCTTGTAAAAATATCGGGTTTTGATAATGAAACCGTATCAAATATAATGAAATATAAACCACCAGTTCAAGTAGATTACATTTCTGGTATATATCTTCTTAAAAAAGGTAAAAACACCCAGAAAAATGTAGCAAAAATTCCTAAAAAACAAAAATCAGGTGAAGGCAGTGGTTCAAGACAAACGAGAGGCTTTATTAACGAAAAAGGCCTCTTTTCATTAGAATTAATGAAAAGAAACAAAAATAATAGAAAGGTATGCGTTACCGGTTTTGATAAACCGGAGCTGATTTCTCTTGTTTTACTACTTGGATTAAAACTACCAACTAAACAAACAAAGAAATCTTTATGCGAAGTTTTAAAAAAACATTATTTGATTTCTTCATAAGGTCGATTCTTATGAACATCTTAGATATCAGTTTTACTTGATTTCTTCATAATTTCGTCTGCTTCTTGTTGTTGTTTTTTAATGAATTCGTCTGTCTCTAGTTTTTGTTGGGGTGTCAAGTTATTTTTAATAACCGGAAAAATGAATTTGTTATCAAATACGTTTTTCACCACCTTTGTTGCGTTCGAATAACTCATCGCTCCTTCTTTTACCATTTTAGCTTTAGCTCCCATAGCCTCTAACTCTTCCATATAGTTTCCTTTGTTCTCTAGAACCAACTCGAAGAGATGAGGACATTTTTGCTTAAAGTCCCCGAATATTTCAAGTACTTCTGCTAACGTATGCGGACCTGAAATAAAGGTTCTCATTTTCTTTGCTGTAGCAATAATTTCTTCTGGTCCGTTCATATAATAATTGTTAAAATGTTATATTCAAGTTAATTTTTTTCTAACAGTATACTATATGAATTTCTCTACTGTTAATTACGGGCAAAACTCAGGTTTAAAGGGTGATACCGATGACTTTGAGAAACAATCACAGAAGCCTTTGAAATACTACACAGATAGTTTAATAGCACCTTTAAAAGGAGATTCTGGTATCAATTTCCATGAAGGTTTCGGTATTTCATCTAAATTCATTGATACTGAATCACAGTTGATTAGAAGTAATATTACAAACCCTAAGATTAGACAGAACTATGGTATGTTACCTTTTGCTACTACTGGAGGTTTGGCAAACTCGGGGCCTATCATTTCAGAAGATATCAGCAGAGTCAAGAGAGCTTGTCAACCAACAGACCAAGAGTTTTACAAGAGGTCTTTTTATGACTTAAAAGACCACAAAAACGCTGTTGAAGACTATAGTCGTTCTGGTTTTGATAGCAGACAAGTAGGTCGTTCTAATGCTAACTCTAAGAAGTAAGTATATTTTTATACAGATTAAATACAAATTTTGTCTAAAAATATTTTCTAAGTAATAATAAAGGCTTGCAACAGTTGCTATGTAATTAAATAAAGTTACATAAGGACTTGAATAAATAAAAACTGTTATAGTTATAAGTAATGAATGGAAGATGGGTTTCCACTGGAGAGGCTTGTGAAATTTAT